TTTGATTAACCACCTCTTGGTTAACTGGGACCGCTGGATAGACCGTTGCCCAATATTTGTTCGTAAACCCATCACCTAAAGATTCACCATATGGTAGCCTGTTAACTAAAATATTTGCTCTACTATTGAATGACTGTGCAACAGTATGGTAAAAATATCTTTCTGCGGCATTGGTTGGTGCGCCGTAAATTTGTTCATATTCAGATAAGCTTGATACCTGTACGATTTCATCGCATGGGCCTTGGGGTGCGAATCCAGTTACAAAAATATTGGTGCCGATCTTGTTAACTGCTCTTAAAGATAAGTCGACTTCGTTGATTTCTACACCGGGACTTTGAATAGTTCTTTGTGCCATATGTATATTTATGTTTTCCTGGAAAAAAGATCGTAGAATTCAGTTTAATAATAAATATACTACGGTTGCAATAAACTCACATAAAATTGACTATAAGCAAAACTGAATTGTGTTTCAATTTCACCCGGGTCTCTATAAGAATACTCAATACCCCCTAAAAATGTAGGAAACCCTTTTGTATAATCAAATTGTGCAACCTTTTTATTGTATTCGTCTAAAGCGTATATAGTAAAATCAGCCATATATTCGTCTTCTACTACTTTTCCTTTAGGATAATTTTTTTCTTTATTAAAATATCCCGCATAATCATCTTGCAGTTTATCTAACCATTTATATATAAACCAATAATTTTCGAATCTATTATCAATAGTAAATCTCACATTTACCGGTGGGTAAGGAGGTCGATTATGACTAGTAACATTTAACGTTTGACCAGAATATCTTACTTCTACATTAGGGATTTGCACTGGTGGTACAACACTACCGTAAATTGAAAATTGAACCGAGTCTGGATTTACATGATTATTTTTTCTTACAAACTTGTTTACGTCATCTTTAAGAAATTTAGGTGTAGGTATAACCATGATGAATTTATCTTTTCTTTCCTTGTTTAAGGCTGCCTGGTTATATGTTACACTCATTTAATATATTTAATGTAATCCTAGATCGCTAATTGGTGCATATGAACGTTGGGTTTGATAATCAGAAGCTGCAACCCAACCTTTTGTTTTCATTAAAGATAATTCAGCATTGTGATCTTCATCAGTTTTTTCTGTAAAAATTACAGTATCTAAATTATTTTCTTCATTATCTTCATCCCATAAACCTTTTCCAAGAGGTGTATGGTAGTCGTAATCATATCTTTTTAATTCAGCTGGTCTATTATTATCATCGTATCTTAATACTTCAAAATATTTCTGAATTAATTCATTATCTAATATAATAAGAGCCCACCCTAAAGACATAACTCTGTCATCAAGCATGTTTATTCCGGGTTTTGCTGCCCATTTACCGTTTGGGTATTTTACAAAGTTTTTTACTTCTGTTAAAGTTTCAATATCTCTTATGTTAACAGATCTCAACTCGTTCATAAAATATCTCATATTAGTAACCATACGATATTTTGTATTTGTGTGAGCTAAAACCCCAACTTTATTATTTTTTTGTTTACCTGCATTAGCAGAATAAGTTACAACATTACCGTACCTGTAATTGAAATATAATTGTTCTACAACTTGAGCACCGCAGTTATTTCTTTCTATTAATGCTGGAGGTGAACCCCATTGTAATAAAATTTCGTGAAGTTTTTGAGTAAAATTGAATGGATTAATTTCGTCATTCCAGTAAACAGCAACTTGCTCTATATTAGTAAGGTCCTTTAAGTCTAAAATTTGTATTACACTTGCGTTTTGATTTATTCCTTCTGCTATATCTACACCTGCAACATATAATCCATATTCATCTGGTGATCTATAAATTTTATACTTACCTTCTTCCATGGTCATCTTTGGTTTAACACAATTAATTTTTAAACTTTCAAAAAGTTCTTCATTAATAGCCATTTCACCCGATGAAATAAATTCACAACCAAATTCTTGATTAAAAGCTTCTTCACTTCCAATCGTTCGCATTGTTTCATTTTTCCATTTTTCATCTCTACCAGGTATTTCATTCCATAAAATTTTATCATACCCCCACCCGTTCTGTTCTTCAATAGCTCCGTTCCAAATTTTATAAAATAGGTTATCAGTTCCATTTGCGGTTGAAGCAATAAAGATTTTTGATTTTTTCGAAGAAGAAATTACAGGAAAAACTGATTTCCAAAACTGGTCTACTAAATGAGGTTCAATAAACGCTAACTCATCCAGCACCAATACATTAATAGACTGACCACGTGCTGCCGTCCCGGTGGTGGTGCTTATTCCTATAGTGGTTCCATTTGTAAACTTTAAAGACTCTTTTCCATATTCAGAAACACCTGGTTTAATCCAGTTTGGTAATTCTTCATATGCCATTCTAATTCTTGAAAATATTTCCTTTGCCGTTCCTTCTTTGTTAGCAACAATTAACATTCTTTGATCACTATTAAAACATGCATGCCATAAAGTATAAATGGTCATCATTGTAGTTTTACCAATCTGTCTAGAAGCTAATAATATAAAGAAGCGATTATCTCTCATTTTTCTAAGAGACCTTTTTTGACAAGAATGCAAAGTTATCTTTTCACGTCCCCTATCCAGGTTTACGATAAAGAAAAAATTCTCAGCAAAATAAAGTAGATTTTGTTTTGCTTTTTTGAGGTCCGCCAACATTTTTGGCGTCCATTCAAACTTGGAATTTTCTGTAGGTAAATTAGGGTTACCTAAGTAAAAATCTCTTTTATTTGCCATTACAATTTTATTTAAACAAGGAACGCATAAATATATTCATGAACCGTAAAAAAGATTTAGAACTTTTATGCGAGGTATACTCTAATGGACTATTAGGTGAAGGTAACGCTGGCATGAAAGACTATTATTCTGCGCAAGAACAAGAAAATGCTGACGAGGGAAGCGAACCAGGTTTTGCAGCTCAGAGAATGTCAGGCCAAATGGGTACCGAAACACATACAGGATATGTGCAACAGTCTGAAGATCAAAACCCAGTTCAAAATTACGAAGGTGAAGAAGAAACACCTCAGGAAAGATCTGGAAGAATGTTAATAAGACACGGGTTTAAGAGAAGCGAAAAAACGCCAAAGGGCAATATTATATATACGAAAGCTGATCAACCTGATGCTCATGTTGGCACAGACGGTAATATTAACGGAAAAGATTTTAAATTGTTCTTTAAAAGAACAGGTGATCAAGCTTACGAAGGAGAAGAAAATGATCAATCATTACCACAGCCTGAAGATACAGGTATAAATTCTAATCAAAACCGCGGTTCATGGGGTAGTGCAGCATTTGGTAATGAATCTGAAGAAGATCACGATGAAGATATCGAAATGTTAGTTGGTAAAGCTTGCCCTAAAGACGCAGGAGCATCAGACCCAACTATTAACCCAGCTGCTTTAGGTGGTATGGTAGATATTATCGCAAAAGCACTTGCTGATAAAGATGAAGACGAGTTTGAATCTTTTGATCATGCAGAAGATACAGACGAAGCTGATAAAAAAGAATTCACATATCTAGATGCTGAAGAAAATGCAGCAGCTAGAAAGCAAGGATACAATCCTGATGAAAATGCAGAAGATGCTGCAGCAGCAATGAGAGCTGACGAAAGAGAAAATAAGAAAAGACTTAGAGCTCAAGATGCGGTTGCTAAAATATATGGTTTTAATCCTGATGCAGATGAAGAAGACGGAGCCGCAGCAGCAATGAAAGCTGATGAAAGAGAAAACAAAAGAAATCTTAAAGCTCAAGATAAAAAAGCAAGAAAATTTGGATTTGACCCAGACGAAGACGAATACGATGAAGATGAAGTTGATAGAGAAAAAAGATATAAAGAACGTTGGGGTAAAGATTTAGACGATGAAAAAGAACGCGAAGGTAGTTCAAGCGCTGGTGCATATACAGATGTCGATAAAGACGATTTTTGTGGACCTGCAGGCGGGGCTGCACCGGGAACTTACCCAGTTAATACCAGGAAAAGAGCTATAGCAGCAAAATCATATGCTCGTAATGCTCCTGATCCTGAAGGGATAGACAGATGTGTTGCTAGAAAGTGGCCTGATTTAGATGAGGATGAAGAAAAGAAAGGTAAATATGATGACGGTGATGGTAAAGATGAACGCTGTGATCACGTACCTTGTCATGAACAACGCTTTTATAGATCTAAAGGCGATAGAGCAATGACAAATTTAATGGAATCTTATTCTGAAGTCATTAATAAAAATGAGTTATTATAGTTCAAAAGGCGATAGATCAATGACCCAATTGTTTGAAGCATATCAAACAATTGGTGAAAAAAAGAATCCTGAAGTTATTGAGGAAGCTTTACCTGCTTTAGCAATGGGTGCTGCTAAATTAGCACCTCATATTGTAAAGGGAGCAAAAGCAATTGCCCCGGTAGCAAAAACTGTTGCTAAAAAAATAGGTGGTGCAGCAGTAGCAGGTGCAGCGCAAGGGGCTCAAGAAAGAGCTAAAAATTTTGTAGGTGGTAACAAACCTAATCAAGAACAAGAAGAAGTAAACAGAGCTATTCAAGAAGGTGACCCTATTAGAGATGAAGATGCTGAAGAGGGTTATATTGGTGCATATGTAGATATTGCAGACGAAAGAGGAGGCGGTACCGGGGAAATAGTTGGTGTTGTTTCTAACCCAGCTGATACTTATGTAATACAAACTGACGACGATGAATTGTTACACTTACATATTGATGATATAATGGTGATTGCTAATCAATCAGCAGAAGTAGATATGGAAGACCAAACTTTAACTACGGGAAGATTACCTGTAGCACCTTAAATATAAATTTATGAAGCGAAAAAACTTTAGAAGTGAGTCTGATAGACAGCTTAAAATGATAGAAGAAGCTTATGAAGCCGTTGTAGGCAACCCACCCGGTAAAGCAGCACACAAGCAGCAAATAAAGCCAGGTAAACCTATTAACAGAACATGGGAAAAAGCAGGTAAAAAAGTTAAACTTAAAGGAAGTAACACCAACATACCAGCTGAAAAACCAGAAGGCTATAAAGGCTTTGTACATGATAATTCTGGACCTAATGGAGCAGACAATTTTCATAGCACAGAATTAGACCCAAATAACCCAAATATTAAGTTAAGTAACACTTATGATGTCAAACAGTTATCTGATACAGACGCTTCTGACTATTTTAAGGCAGAAAACGAAAAAATAAACAAAGAGAGTATAAATACTAATATGGCTAAGAACAAATCTATTTTTGATCGTTTATACGAAGAAGTAATGGACGACGAACAAATCGATGCAGTTGAACTCGGAATTGACGATACAGTTGAAGTCGATGATGTTGACGTTTCCGAAGACGATTCATTTACAATCACAATTCCTAAAACGGTTGCAAAACATCTGCATGATGCACTTATGGATGTTATGGATGCTGCCGACGACATCGAAGATGTTGAAGATGATCTCGGTGATTACGACGATGAGGACGAAATGGGATATGAAGAAGATGAGTCCGAGAAAGAAAAGCGTTTCGGTGGAAACAAGGGTGACAGAGCTCGTCGTTTCGACAAAAAGACCGGACGTAAGAGTGAAGTAAGAGATTACGGCACAAAAGACCATCCAGAAGAAGATGAAGAGAATTTTAATTACTTCGGTGAGGAAATCGAAGCAGAGATTCTTGGCACACCGTTGGTTAACCAGAAAGAAGGTAACCCAACACCAGTAACTGGTTCCTCAAACGTGGTTCACTCACAATACACTCAGACAGTTGGTCATAGCGAAGGCGATGGCAAGATCAAAGATGGTATTGATGGTGAAGGAACAGATGAAGGTACACCTTTACATAATCAAAAGATAGGCAACCCAACATCAGTCAAGGGCTCAGCTAATGTAGTTAAGTCTAAGATTAAGGGTGGTGGAAAGGGTGATCAATCATTCTTTCAGAAGAACAATTAATTAAAAAATAGATAGCCTTTTTAAAGCCCCTGTAAAGGGGCTTTTTTTTGCTTAAATATAAATGTGACCTTTAAAGAGTTTTATGTTATGATTGGAGAAAGTTTTAACAATGGTAATGTATCTGGAGTCAATCATAGACATCAAAGACCTGTTGTAAAGGATCCAGGAAATAGAAAGAACGTACAAACAATTCCCGGTTATATACAAACTGATACTTCTTTACCAGCAGCATATAGAATGTTGCAACAAAAAATGGGTCCGAAGTATATAAAAATATCACCAAAAGATGCTTATATGCTAACTAAACGATTTGGTGTAAATAGATTAAAGCCTGGGAGACCTAAAGGGTTAAAAAAGACAGGTATAGCAATAGAAGTTAAACCAAACGGTGAATATTATCTGTTAAAAACAAAAGTTGAAAAACCAGAAACAAACACCGATACAAACGATTTAATATAATGGGAATAGAAATGGACAGATATAGGGGCATGAACCAGATCATGCCAAAGTTCTTACCAGGTGTCCCGACTCCTGATCCAGACAATCCAGGTTCAATTTATCCTGGACCTAAACCCTATAATAAATGTTTTAGATTTACAGATAAATCTTTAAACGAATGTGAAAGAATAGTAATTGATAATTGGTGGGAAGAAATTATTGCTTTATTTGGACAAGAAGTAACTTATTATCAGAACCCATATCAAACTTTATCTGCAGATGGTGTACCTCAAGGTGCTATAAATGGAGAAGGCGGTGGACCCGGTAACATCTATGGTGAGGAACCAACTAAAGTATTCAAAGACCCTAAAAAGATTATTATAGCAATTGAACTAAATGAAAATGCAGTAATATTACAGAAATATGGGTTTGATTCTGATGATGAGCTTACTGCTTATATTCATATTAGTAGTTTTTATACATCATTTGGTTACCCACAAGAGCCAAAAGCAGGTGATGTTTTCATATTATCCGAATATGGAGATGATCGTCCTTGGCCACGTACAGGTAAGCAGTTTGAAATAACAGAAAGGTTAGATGAGGACGTTGCGAGAATTAATCCGCTTGCTGGTCATTATGTTTGGATGGTAAAGGCTAAACGTTACGATTATAGTTTTGAGCCTGGATTAAGTACAGAAGGGGGAAGTGATCAAGTGTATGATGATAAATTCTCAGGAAGAATGGCTGATGGTGAAAATTCTAGATCACCTAATAAGAGCTATGATGGAGACTTAGAAGATCTATCGAAAGCTATATTCGATTATCAAGATTTTGGTTACGATGATGTTTACGGTGGGTATGGAAATACCGAAGAACCCGAAGACGGTCCATTCGGACCAACTTCTTAAGTTTTTAAATTTTTATAAAATTTTTCGTATTCTGGAATTGATTCACCTTTAAGACCTGCAATAAATAAATCAGCTTCATTACAAGAACGAAAAGATTCTACTATTACCGACCCATCGCTTCCTTTAAATGTATAATTTACTCCATTTTCTTCTTTTTTAATATAACTAAGAGTGTAAAGTACACCCGGTCTAAGAGATCTTTTTTCAATTATTTTAGGAGCCCTATTTCTTTGCATACTAGGGATGGTAGGACCAGCCACCTGAGGTTGGTGGCTGGTCGGAAGTTTAACAGTAGTGTTAAGAATGTAATGCATGATCTTGATATATAAACTCTTTTACATTTCGAGGTTCTACTTTTTTATCGCCACCCATCTTATAATTAAGATAAGTTGATTCATACATTTCAGATATGTAGTTTTTGAATGCTAATGGCTTAATCCAAGAATTGTTTTTATTAATATCCATCCCTAATTTTTCAGCCTTAGCTGCTACATAATTTACTGCGTCAAATAGACACAACCACCTTGAAATCTCTTCGTCAGACATTCCGATCAGTACTTTTTTGTTCGATGACTTTAGCATACCCCTCTATTATAGAGGCAATCCTTTCATGGTCAAAGTTAAAATTACTTAGCTTAGTATTTTTTATTGCATTTTCAATAACTTGTAAATTTAACTTAAGAATATTGTGATTGCTCTTTATTTTATTAGAATTTTCGGTTAAAATATCATCAAAGATAACTTTAATCAAATTCTCTAAAATTCTATCCTTATTTTTTGCATCAAGTGTACCTGTAGCTGCTATTTTTCCTTTATCATAGGACTCCTTTAACAAGGTACCATGATATCTATCTGTATTTTTTACTGGAGGTACCGGTAAAATACTTGAACCGCTTTTTTCATTAAAAGTTAAAGATTGATTATTAGTCGTCATAATCTGTATTTGTTACGAAATTGTGTTTTTCAAATGGATCTCCTGCAATTGGTGTGGTTTTTAAAAATGTTTTTGTTCCAACATATATTTTTACTCCAACATTACATTTAGGACAATCATATTCATTGTCTTCACTAACTACAATTGGAACAAAAGTTTTATGCATACAATTTTCTACCGGGCAAGTTACTTCTAATCCTTGTTCTGAATAAGCTTTTATTCTATCATTTTCTAATCTTCTAAATTCTAATTCAAATTTACTTTTTCTCCAAGAATTAAATATGTTAAACAACATAAACTGCCCAACAAATGCAATACCAAATAAAGCAAAGAAGTTTAAATTTAAAAGATAACCACAGAAGCCAATAAACGCACTTATAGCAGTTACGATTGATAAAGATCTAACTATTTGAATCACATAATTATTATAATATAGAAAGGAAAATTATCAACTATTTTAGTTAATATGCTTTTGAAGTTCATTAACCCATTTTTGCATTTCTTTTTTTCGTCCTGCTTTATCAGCCGGCCAACCTTGAAAGAAATAATCTAATATTTTTAAAGCTGCAGAAAAATCTAAATGACTAGTACCGACTGCAGCTGCTAAAACTGCGGTTAAATGTCTAGGATCATCGTATACTCCTTGGTCTACTTGATCGGTAAGCTCATCCAATGTAAAGTATTCTTGAAAAAGCATTATTTCGGTAATTTATTTATTGCTTGCGATCCTCCAGTACCCATAGGAGCACTTGGGACGTCTTCACTATTGTCTTCAGGTTCAGAACTCCTACTTTCATAAGGCTTTCTATCAACAATAATATCTAAATCGTTCGTCATAGACTCGATAATATTTTTTATTTTTAAGCATTTTTTAATAAAACCGTCTAAACTTTGTTTTGCATTATCACTTTCAGTAACTACAGGGTTATTTTTAGCCATATCAGCTTTTGATTGAATATTATCTGTTGCTAAATATAAAGTACCCATATCTTCAATAATATGAGTTAAAGGAAACGGTAATTGTAATGGAGCTTTGTTATTATCATTACGTCCAGAAGCTTGAAGAAGATCTCCAACGGTAACATGGGTTGGTTTTTGTTCACGGGTAGCGATACCTCTAACCCATTTATTATACATTTTTACTTGGTCTTCTTCTAAAAGTTTTTTACTACCCATGTTAATATTTATTGGAAAGTATAAATATATACATGAGCTTTTTCGGTAAACATTTTGTTAAGCTATTAGAACAAGACGAGACAGTAACTGTGACAGACACAGAGGCTATGGAAACACAGTTAGAACCAGGTACAGACGTGGCAGATTTTCAAGTAGATGCACCGACGTTAGATGGTGGTGAAGTAACTGCACAGAGTAATGCAGCACAAGCCCAAGAATTGGTTGACATTATTGGTAGAATGGAAGAATTTACAAACTATCTTAACAGTGAAAAGCCTGATTCGGTTCAATCTACGTTACATGCAGCTAGTTGCGACACTTTATTCAATAAAATAGCTGGTGCAGAAACTAAAAAGATTGCTAGAGTAGCGATGGAATTAAGTTCTTTAATTGAAAACCTTAAAGGTTATCTTCACACAGTAGAAACAGGACCAGGAGCCGGCCCTGCTCGTCCTTAATTTATTTGAGATAAAATAACTCGTCCTTTTAACCCGCTATATGAATGTTGATCAATAAATGTAGCGGGTATTTTATTCATTTTTTGACCAACAGCAATTGCATTAAAATCTTTATATTTCATTCCAAGTGATTTAGGCCATATAAAAACTTTTAAACCAGCATCAAGAAGAAATTTAGTTTTATTTTTAGCAGTTGTGTCTTGCCATTGTGAATCTAGCAATATAACCTTTTCATGAAATGGAAACTTACTTAATTGTTCGTATTGAAGCTTTGTATATAAGTTAGAACTATTTTCTGTTATTCCAGCGACAGCAACACCATTTTTTGCAAAACATGAATCTATAGGCCCTTCAAAAATATAAATTTTATCGTGAGAATCGTCGACTTCGTTTATATTAAATACGCTTTTATCGCTATTTACCTTTGAAAGATATTTTGGTTTATACTTTTCATCATTCTTAAGAAGAGTTCTTGTTTGATAATGAATAATTTTATTGTGTAAGTTATAAAAAGGTAGTATTAGTCTATTTTTATGGATTTTATCTTTTAGTGATAACCACAAACTTTTAGGTTTATTGATAGCTTGATCTAATTTTCTATCCTTTACGTATTTTAATGCTGTATGTACTATTGGGTTTGATTTGAAATAACTTATCTGATTATCGTCAAACAAATTAATACTATCTTCTGGTAACTTTTGCTTTAATATTTTTTCAACTGTTTGATTTAATTTTGGTTCTTCAATTTCAACCGGTAATACGTCAAACTCTTTACTTTCTTCTAATAGCTCTTCATACGAAAGCCCTGATACTTCTATAATCCAATTAGTAGGATTAGAATGATAACCGCAGTTATGACAATGAAAAAAATTGTCCTTTACGACGTAAAATAATCTTCGTTTTTTACCCCAAGATTTTCCTTCACGACATATAGGACAACCGCCTTGATATGTTTTGGTTAGTCTATTGTACTTTGGTGACCCAGCATATTGATAAAATTTTTGAACTATATATGCTTCGGGTAGTACCATGCAAAGTAATTATATATTACTTCTGCACGTCTTCAATAGAAACAATACCTTTGCGAATAAAAGCTCCGCTTGCCGGGTCGATCCAATGCGCTTCTGTATACATCTTACCGTCACGCTCTACTTTATGCAACCTAGGCTGTACTGTTTCACCTGAGATAGGACTTGCTATAGGAATAGCCCTAACCATGTTCATGCTACTATGATAATTGTTGCTCATATCTATTGTTTATGTATTTATTATTTAAGAGATTAACCTTATCCACAACTTCTTGAAAAACTTCTTTAGTAAAAAATGAATTAGTCCATTTATCTTTATTTTTCATAATTGAACCTAAATCAAGTGACTGACATTTTTCAAAAAATGCGGTAGAATTAGCAGAAGGTAAGCCTTCTGCAAGTTGATCTTTATATGCAGGTTCTTCATCTTTATAATATCTCCACCCAACGGATAAATCCATCATTTGAATATTATGAGAATATATTTTGTAATTATCCTCATTTAAAATAGTATCCCAACCGTCTTCAGTAGTATTAAATTTTTCAATTAGATTAAGAGCCCTTTTATGACCAACTTTATGAAGACCTTTTAAGTTATCACTATTATCACCAACTATTGCTTTATAATCTAAGAAGTTTTTCCGGCTTACACCTTTAGTGTATATATCAAAATTAGCATCTGTTATAGCAACTTTTTGAATAGGGTTGAATACTAAAGTATCTTTATCAATTAGTTGATATAAATCTTTATCTACAGTAACTATTACCTTTTTTCCAGGAAGTTTATCTACTAAATAACTTATTACGTCATCAGCCTCCATTCTATTAGGGTATATACTCTTTATTCCCAACGTATCCAATAGCTCTCTCAACGTTTCATCATTTTTATGAGCTTCTTTAGCAATGTCACCGTCTCTATTGCTTTTATACTCGCTTTTTGAAAGAGATTTACGAAAATTCGTTGAAGGGTATGCTAATTTTTTGTCCCAAGCAGCATAAACTTGATCAGGATTAAATTTATCAACATATGACTTTACGGACCGTAAAAACATTAAGGTTGACATATTAATGTCGTTATCCTTTTTGTTTTTATTTACCCAAAAAATTCTATATAATAAATTATTTGCGTCTAGTAGAAGAGTTTTCATTTTTTCTGTCTTTCTTTTTTGACTTTTTACTGCCTTTATCCGAAAGTTCAAAACGTCTTTGCTTTACTGCACGATTTACTTTTGTTTTCGTGTTTGTTGAAGCATTTTCGTATGATCCAAACTCATCTACTAAAGAATCGATTTCTTTATCCGATTTAGCTTTTAGTATTTTATCTCTTAAAGATATCATACAATAATTTTAACTACTCTAAGTAAAAAGTCAACTTATTTCATTAATAATAAGTTCTCCATCCAAGATTTGTGGTTGGTTAAGCTTAAGAGATTCAGCAACTTTATCAATATCCTTGGTTGGGTTAGTTTTTGGAAAAGCTTCATCTGGTATTTCACAATCTAAAAACGGGCATAATTTTTCCCAACCATCTCCTCCAATAATATCTAATACTAATAAATCGTCTTTCCTATCTTTAAAATAAGACATTACATCAAAATGATGTTTTTCGTATCCTGCTTTAAAACTATCTATATCTTCTTTAAAAAATTTTGTTTTACCATATAAAATATTATTAACTTTATCATTAAAGGGGTTTGATTGAGGGTTTACTACTTTTTCATAATAAGTTAACATGGATTTTACCCACCCATCTATATCTCTCATTGTGTAAATAAATTTTGCATTAGGAAAGTAAACATCTAAAAATTTAAAACAAAATGCTGTTGATGAATCAACTGCTGCATCATAGTTTACAAAGTTCATTAAGTGTTGAGGAAAATGAAAACAGTTTTTATCTAAAATTTTTAAAGCTTCATGTAAAGAAGTAGTACCTGTTCTTGATAAACCTATACCAAATATTTTTCCATGTTGCCATTCTACATAATTATCAGGTTGTTTAGGTTTCGTATCTATCTCACTTTCGTAAGCTTTAAGTTCCATTATATAATCAGTTGGTTGCATCGTATTGAGCTTTTATTACTTTATAAACATGACGGGGAAGAACTTCTACAAAGTCAACTATCCCTTCTTTTAACCCGTCTTCAAAATCTTTTATTGGTACTTCTATTTTTTGATTGTTTGGTACTGTTAAAAATATATGCTTTTCAGGTGTTGTGTAAATAAAGGCGCAAAAATGGCCTGCGTAATCACCGTTTTTTATTGCGTATAGATATCTTGGTTTGGGTTTTCCAGTGTTTCGTATAAAATTGAATAATTTCATTCCATTCCTTTCTATTATTAATGCTTCGTTTTGGACTAAACCCTAAACGTTTAATTTTTGAAAAGTTTAAAGCATATCTAAAATCGTGTCCGGGTCTATCACTAATATACCTTATAACAGCCTCTTTATTTGTATATTTTATAATTTTTTTAGCTATTTGATTATTGGATAATTCTTCCCCGGTACCTATATTATAAATTTCACCCGGTTTACCTTTTTCAGATACAATTATTAAACCGTCCGCGTGGTCTTTTGCATGAATCCACTCTCTTTTATTAGTACCATCACCATAAAGCAAAATTTCATCATCACAAATAGAAGACATAACAGCTTTAGGTATAAGTTTTTCTATATGTTGACCAGTTCCAAAGTTATTACAACACCTTGTAACACGAACATCTAACCCATACGTTTTATAATATGAAAGAGCAAGTAAATCTGAACTAGCTTTGGAAGCAGAATAAGGTGAATTAGGTTGTAAAGGTTGTTTTTCATTCCAGTTTTTATCATCACTACGTAAAGCACCGTATACTTCATCTGTAGATACATGTACAAGTTGTTTATTATATTTTTTGCAAAGGTTTAATACATTTAAAGTACCGATTACATTAGTATTTGCAAAAACATTTGGGTTATCTATACTATTATCTACATGAGATTCAGCTGCAAGATGAAAAACTTTATGAAACTGGTGTATTTTAAAAACTGATTCTAATTTTTTTGCGTCTAAAAGATCTCCCATTATGCCCCAGGTGTTTGGTACTTCATCTTTGTTAACGTATTCACAAGCATACGTTTGAGCATCATAAACAATTACTTTATAACCGTTAAAAACTAATCGTTCAACAAGATGATGACCAATAAAACCAAAACCACCTGTAACTAAAACATTCATATATCTTCGTCTTCTTTTACTTCTGCAAGATTAACAACATTTTCTGGTTCAGCTTCTTTAGATCTTTTATCCTCAATATAACCTTTAACCAATTTATCTAAAAATTCGTCATCCACGTTTGTGAATTCATGAAGTTGAAGTTCGGTTGCTACTTTATTGCTCAATAAACAGTTGCTTCGTTTTGCTACTGTAATGCCTTCTTTGTAAAATTGTTTTTCTGTAACAAATTTTATTTTGTCTAAAGACCAATCTTCAGAAAGTAGCCCTTCACTAATTAATTCTTCTTTATTTTTATCAAATGCATTAAAAAGATCTTTACCTTTAAACGTACCCGAACTAACAACATTATAAATGCCAAAAGGCGGTGGTGTTAAAATTGCATTATAAATAAAATTCATTAAATCATACATATAAGTAGCGCTGTTATCCTCATTTAGTATGGTTTCGTATTTTAGCATTTTTGAAATAAGGTTTTTTGGGTGATAAATTTCACCTATAGGCATTCTTATACGTAAATTATAACAATTAAAACTCGAAGTTAGTGATAACTCTCCTGCATGCTTTGTTTTGCTATACCAAGATGATTTATCATCAAACAATCCAAAGTTTGGTACTACTTCTTCACCATAACCACCACCGGTTGCGTAACCTGAAAAGATACAACCTGAAGATACATTAAAGAAAAGAGGTACGTCCATGGCTTGAGCAGCTGATGCTAGTGTTGTTGGCAATACCGCGTTAAGTAACCACACCAATTCTTTGTCATTTTCTGCGTCGTCAACATTTTTTTCACCTGTATAACCTGCTGCATTAATTATTGCGTCAAATTCAATATCATTAGAAGCAAAATTATTTAAAAAGTCTAAAAATGTATTATAATCTCTGTAGTTTACTTGTGAACTATCAATAGCATGCACTTCTATTTTCTCATCTGATGCAAGAAAATTGGATAATTGAGTACCAATAAAGCCTTTCCCCACTACGAGGACTTTTGAATTAGCCATATCAATATTTTAAGGTCACTCCAACGAATTACCACCCATCATTCCTGGTGGTCCTAGGTGACTCATAACAACTTTTTGTAATAAATGATGAAGAGCGTCGTTTTGAAGATGGTTGTCGTGAATTATTCTTACAATACCGTTTCCTTTAACGTCATACCCCATAATAATACAACATTCCATGTATTCTTTTAATATCCTGTCAAGCTCTTTGTAATTATTTGCTTGTTCTGTTTGTTCTTTTGAAAATTTTCTTTTCACCAACGACTCAAAAGCTCTTTTTATCTCTTTTTCAGATAAATTATCAACATTATTTTTATCTGGTAAAGGGGTTGGAGATGGTCCTTCGTTTTTACTTTTTTTACTCATCTTTTTTTATAATAAGTCGAGCTTTTATTATTATTATTTACGCCCCAAGTAACGATTAACTGAGATATTATGGATTCCATTGAAGGTGTAGCCATAAAAAAGTTTTTAGGTATCTTTCTTCCTCCATCATTGAATTCAAATGCAACCGATAGGTCATTATCGTAGTTTACATAGCACGTACAAAGAATAGACTCTTCACCTGGGTTAATAAGTATACACCACCTACGTTTATCTTTGTCATGAAAATTTTTAAAGACGTCCAGTACAATAAACCCGCTATCTTTCAAACGTTTTTTAAAATAACCACATGTCTTTATTTTATTCCTCATACTTGCAAACCAGGCACAACGTATTTTAGTAATGCTTGCTCTGTCTTTAGTTCAAAAGTACTTAATCCTTGTTCTGTATTAATCTGTACCTTAATTTTATTATGATTAGTAGCACCCAAAAGCCTTACAATATCGAAATGCATAGGAAAACTCACTTCTTTTACACCACTTGCATCTTCATCTAGAATTATTGAATAACTATCAACAGAAGAATTAGCTCTATCAGTTATTTCAGCAAATATTTTACCATCTGAAATATTAATGTATAATTTTTCTGACTCAGCAACAAATGCAGCACCTTTTGCTAGTTCGCTTATCTTAGAAGCGTCAATTTCAAATTCAATATCGTGAGGTAAGCTCATTATCTTCTGTACACTTAATTTAGGAGCTTGTATAATGTTATCATCAAGAAAGTGATACTTAAATCTCATCTTTTTGTCTTTATAAGATAAAGAATTCTCTTTGTAGTTAAGATCTATTTCATTACTTTCTATAAATGATAAAATCTTTTCTAACTTTTTAATGTTAGGTATGTTAAAAACTAAATTTGAATCCACTTCTAAATTAAACGAAGCATAAACAATCAACCCTTGCTCGTTATTAGCTATACATTCTAATTTTTTATCATTTGTTTTAAAAATTACAGCATCAGTTAACGCACTTATTGGTCGCAAATAAGATGCTATAAATTGGTTTTTATCTTTGATAGTAATGACCATAACTTATTATAGCTTTTCTTCTTAGAGATACAAGCTACTTTTTTTTAGTGTCTGATTCTAATAACTTTAAAATCTTTTTTAATAAAAGATTATTGCTTCTTACTTTTTCTTCTAAATTAAAAAGTTTTTCATCAATACCCTTTGCGGTTGCAGAATTGTCAAAGTTTAATTCTAATTGATTAGGATCGTAATAGTTTTCTTGAGATGGTTCTTGAGGTTGGGGTGTAGGAGACTGTTGAGGAAAATTCTCCTGTACCGGTTGCGGTACTTGTTGTTGAGGAAATTGTTGCGGTGGGGCTTGGGCGGGTTTTTGTCCCATTAGATTAAGAATGTCCGCATCCATTCTTGCTTTATTTACTGATTGTCTTTTAAGACCTGAAGCTTCACCAACAAGATGTTCATTCATTTGAACCATATCATTGTTGACAGCTTTGAAAAGGCCTCTAATGGCTAATGCATCACCATATGGATCGTCCGAGGGCGAGTTTCCCGCCCCCGGATCTAAACTTGGATCTAAACCAGCACTATGATTAACCGGTGGGACGTTTACGTCAGCGTTAGTCGGTTCACCTGGTGGTAATTTAGGTCCTTGCTCCATTACTTGATGTCTTCTAGACTATTGAGCAAGTTAGCAATATCATCATCGTCGCTTTCGTCATTGTTCGTCGTGCTTGATACTGGCTCACTTGTTTCTTTAGTTGTCGAAGTTTCGGTTGGTTTGTTCTCGATAATAGTTGTACTAGTCGAGACATTTGCAACTTCATCAGTACTTAGGCAATAAAAATGCTCGTTCAACATTTCTTTAAGCTCGTCAAAACTTTTTACAGTAAAGACAGTCTCAAGATCAGTAATGCTGTCGTACACTTCTTTTGCCTTTCCATCGTCCATGCCTTCAATTGCTTTCGGCATACCAAACTTGGATGATACGTATGTCGGAAAGTCGCCTTGCTTCTCAACCTTAATACGAAAATCACACCCACTATCACTTAGATCAAAGATACGAGGACCCAATTCATCAGCCTCATCTCCTTGCATAGCTTCCATAATTACCTTATGTAGCTGTCGACCAAATCGCAACAACTTAGTCGTACCATTATTATCTGGATTGACTGGGTCATTTATAACATAAACGTTTACCATCCAGTTTTCACGACGCATAATTGCTTTAGCCTTTTCCTTTTCTTCTTCGGTACCAGTCTTAGTAATACGATATCGAGCTTCACCAATTGGATCACGCTCACCCCACGTTTGTGGGCTTATCTGATTAATGTATTGACCGGTAGCAAACGATGTCCACCCGTGCGTATAATAATGAAAGAACGTTTTATTTGCATCCTTTACATTAGGTAATAAACGCACCGTATAAGTATTACCAACTTCTGTCCTTAAGAACTGAGAACGATTAGATTGACCTGAATCTTTTGTCATTTCAGCCTTAATACTTTCGAATAGTTTCTTTATATCTGCCATAATTATTATTTTTTCTTCTTAGTTATTATTCTTATTATTCGTTATGGCAATTCCAATTGCCACTCACACAATTATATATTAATCCACTAAAGTTTCCACTTTTTGTTTGCATAATCTTACTATTTTATTAAAATATTCTTTCAAATCAGAGTTCATATTGTAGAATTTTACGCGATAAACGCTTATATCGTCAATAACATCTTTTAACATCATGTTTACCACTTCTCTATCTGCCTTTTTAAACTCTTTTGAAAAATCTTGAAAGGTAAAAAGCATATAAACGGATACATCCCCTGATTTAATATGAGAAAAAAACGAATTTAAGGTATCGGTTTTGTTTTCTTTATGATTAATATAGTCGTCCCATTTTATTTTTTGTTTACTGCAGTATTTTGTAATAAACAATCCAGAATTAAGAAAAAATTCCTTATTTTCTTTAGAATTAACTTCAGCTCTATTCAAACTATTAACATAATCAAAATAAAGCTTACATGCCTTAAGGGAAGTATAAAATTTTAAATCTAAATTAGGTTTATCTTGATAAATCTTATATGGTGCATTAAAAAATCTATCAATATTGATATTTTTATGCTTAGAAAAGAAGTGAGCTAATTTTTTGCAAAGAAATCTTTTATTATCGTCTAAATTATCAAAATTGTTTCTAAATTTATAGGGTTTATTATTAATTACCCTGCTAACCTTTAGATGTGTATTGTAAATTAGCTTTTCAAAGTCAGTCACTAACTTATTATAGATAACTCCACTAATGAATCAATTTATTTTTACTGCTGTTTATATACTTCATGATATATTTGCTTTTATGCAAGGATGGATCATAAAATAAAAACAATTTTACCATTTCAAAGTCAGTATCAATATCAATCTGTTCTTTAAAAAGGTTTCTAAGCTTTTTATCCTTTAAAAGTAAAATAAAAATATTAGGAAGGTTTACTTTCTTATTATTAAGAATTGAAATAAAGGAACAAAACCCCATAAATGCATGAGCTGTTTCTTTATTGTGTGTATGCTCTACTGGATTATGGTTTTCGTATTTCATGATTCAAGATCAAATAGTTTTGTATACTTTAAAAATGTTTCTGTTAGTTTTCCGCCCGCTGAATCGGTATGGCCACCACCATCTATTAATTTACCAGCAAGTTTGTTTAAGTTAACAGGTACCCCTTTACGTTTTCTAATGCTTACACTTCCTGACTTTGTATTTATTACGAAAGATATGTCCGCGTCATACTTTTTTAATATCCCCGATGCTATTTCATTAATGTGATAGGAACAAACCGTGGAAATGAGTTTATATTCTTTATTATCTATCTTTGTTCTATATGAAAAAGCTTCACCGTTAACTAAATGATCTTTAATCTTCTTATTAGCTAACGAAATCATATTTTTTTGGTGTAATGTAAATTCGGTAAACCCGTTATAAAATTCATCTATGAATTTATCTACTCTTGCACCTGTATAGCTCCATAAAACGAAATTTACCCCGAGGCTTTCTTTATGAGCTAGCCGGTAACAGTCGTAATCGTCAATAAATTCTATTAATTTAGCCTTAGGTCCATTTAATTTTGTAGCAGAATTTGGAACATTATCAATAAGGTACTTTAATACTAATTTTGTAGTAGAAGTATAATCACTATCTAATATTAAAGTAGGCTTTGTAAACTCATCGTAATTATCTTTACCATTATGATGGTCAATAACAACAATATTTTTATAATTAAGTAAATCTCCGTGTTCGCTAACATTTAAATCACATATATAGATCGTATCATATTCGGAAATTTTATTTCTAGTGAGAAAGTTTACAAAATCTTCTCTAAAATGCTTATGTGTGGTAGTTTTGAAAAGTGTTTCCTTTCCCAACAACCATTTTATCACTAATAAACTACCAACACCGTCTAAATCCGAATCAGTAAATACATAATCTTTACCGTTCATTTAGATAATTATGATTTTCATGGAGATACTCAACCATTAGCTAATGCTTCTATAGCACCCATGACGTTAGCTGCAGCGTTACCCATATCTTCAGCACCTTCACCGTCGGAAATAGTTAAAGTAGGGTAATGTATACTCATTTCCGTCTGACCAAAGTTAGGACCAAAACGATTCTTCATAACCCCTAACCGTATTTGATCTAACCCTCTATCTTCTTCGTTTTGAAATATGGAAAATATTGCATCTGCAGTCATAGCTAACCCCATACTTTCACCAATTGTATCTAATCCAGGGTCTTGAGTATCATAACCAGTTCTATTTAACTGAGTTGCAGTTATTATAGGACAATTATGTTGGTATGATAATGCTCTTACTTGTTCTGTTGCATATTTTACTCTTTCATAACTATTATTACCTATAGGTGAATGCATCAAGTTAATATAGTCAAGAACCAAGGCATCAATCTTAATACCCTTCTGTTCTATCTTCTTCATAAATGCACCCAACTGATTTGCTGTAATAGTACTTGGTGGAAACTCTTTAATTAGTAGTTTACCTTTAGGGTTATCGGTTATTTCTTTTTCTATCTTATGTCTAAGCTCTGGTATTTCATGTCTTAAGCTGTTTATTTCAATTCCAGTTAAATTACCTGCTAATCTCTTAGCATACATGAGCTCACTCATTTCAAGAGATACTACTAATACCGTTTTTCCTTGTTTAGCCATATTAACGGCTATGTTTCCTAAAAATATAGACTTACCAACGTTAGTTTCACCAGCAAACACATAAATTGATCTTCCGTTTTCTAAGAAACCACCATCTAACATTTCATCTACCCACGTCCAACCTGAAGGTATTGTAGGTTCTTCTAGTTGTAAGTTTTCAATTAACTTCTCGTGATCAACTAACAAGTCAAAACCAATATCTACTGATAGATTTATACCACAACACTTTTCAAACTTATCAAATATTACGGTTGGTTCTACTTTACCCTTTGCACAGTCATCTGCAACGTCTAACATTGTATGAAATACCGACTTTTCTTTTAAAAACCTTTCGGTGTTAACATAAAGCTCTTCAGTATTAAACGTTTTATCTAATTGATCAATTTTTAACAAGGTATCTTTTAAATCAGTCTTTAATTCCGGTGTGGTACAATAAGATGCTATCTCGGTTGCACTAGGAATAGTTTGTCTTTTAATAAAAAAAGCTTTTATAATCGAAATAATGCTTCGATAGCTTTTATTTTCAAAATACCTTGGTTGAATGTGATCTATAATAGAACCCAAATATCTAGGATCAGTAATACTCTTGTAAAGCACTACATTTTCATAGTATTCTAAGTCCAGTGAATTATCAGACATATAAACAATGATAGATTATTAACTAAAATGATCAAGCTTCACGATTTAACGTGCTGATATTAATTTGATCATATATCCAGTCATATGTATGGGTAATACCCTTAAGTAGTGGGTAATGCGGGGCCCATCCCAACTTTTCTTGGATTAATTTGTTATCGCTATTTCTACCCCTTACTCCTAGAGGGCCATCAATATAATTTCTTGTTAATTTCTTACCTGCAACTGTTTCAGCAGTTTCAATTAACTGGTTAATTGTTACCATTTCATCAGAACCAAGATTTAACGGTTCTGAAACGTCCGATTCCATCAAACGTCTTATTCCTTCCACACATTCATCAATATAC